CAGGGATCTAGATATGCATGTATTATTTCTTTGCAAAGAAGGTAAAGAAAATAATGATGGCATATTTTTATTCGGTCCTAAAATGGCAAGTAAACCTCTTGGTGAGGCAATAACTTATTTCTTTGATGAAGTCTTAGCATTACGTGTTTATGATGACGTTGATGAAAATGGTGATTCTGTAATTAAGAGGGCTTTACAAACACGAATACATGGAGGTTACACAGCGAAAGATCGTAGCGGTAAACTCGATAAATTCGAGGAACCTAATCTAACTGCCCTAATCGAGAAGTTAGGGTTTTCTATTAATATTGAAAATAAGGAGAGTGCATAATGTCAGATTTTAATGATGTTGATTTTTTCGAAAATGCGGAGCAAATGGAATCGAGAGGTCCCGAGGTTGCTCCAACTGGTGAGTATGAGGCTAAGATAATTGCCGCTGAGAAATATAAATCTAATAGTGGTAACTGGACTCAAAAAGTTACCTTTCAAATTGATGGCGGTACATATCGCGACCATAATGAATGGTACAACCTTTGGTCTGCTAATAAGGATTCTAAAAGAATAGCGAGCGAAATATTTAGTCGTCTTGCTATTACTGTAGGGTTTAAAAAGCTTCCAAATCTTGCAAAAGATTTTATTGGTAAACAACTAAGACTTGGAATCAAACAAGTAGAAGATACTTGGGAAAATGATCAAGGTGAGCAAGTTACTTCTTTGAAGACTAAAATCATTAAGATGGAACCTTCAGAGTTGAAACCAACTTTGGTAGGCGATAAACCTCCATTCTAAGTGTAGAAAAGAAAAAGGGGCTTTATGCCCCTTTTTTTTATCTTGGTTTTATTCACATATCTTTTAGATCGTCAATAGCCCAGTTAAGATATACAACGGCCTTCTCTAGATCCTGGATGTTAGATCCCTTGTGGTCTTCTCTCCATATATATTTAACTGCGTTGCCCTTACAGAAACCTTTAAACTCTTCTGCCGAAAGCATAGATCTCATAGCCTCTATATACTCTATCTCACCCCTAGTGTAGTGAGGTGGTTGGTTTACTAAATCTTCACTCATTTTTCATAACCCTCCGCTACTAAAAACAAGTCAATCTTTTCGTTAATATCTTCCACTAAAGGTTTGCAAAAATAAGTACGAGCATGACTAGAAGCTAATTTATCTTCTATACGATTATACAAAAAATTTTGTAAAGCTTTATAAGCCACCTCTTGCAATTCTTGTTTAGATTCTTTTAATATTTCATCTACATACTTTTCAGTTCTTTTCATCTATCTTCTCCCCATCTTTTTCTATCACCCATATCCTGATTTCACCTTCATTTGATGTTCTAGTAACTATTTTCATGCCAACTCTCTTGGCAAATGTATGCCAATTTGATCTCTCAGTTTTTCTAATATTTTTTGTAATTACAAATGAATCGCCTACATTTAGACTCCTAAGAAAATTTGTTTTTCCATTACGGCCTTTACTATTTGCAACCGGTATACTTTTTTCTACTTTATACATTACTCTTCACCCCATCCTTTTAGATCTACGTTAACTATATTAGGTGAGTTGTATATGGTGGCTTCTTTACCGTTTAATACTGCGTTGTATTCACCCAGTAGATGCTCTAGCTTTAACCAACCAGATGTCATGTCTTCATGTTTCATCTTGAAGATCTTACTTGCAAACGGTTTCTTCTTTTCTTGTGCCACAAAAATAAAGTCAACCACGTTGAACCCAGCCCTTTCATATCCACGTTTATACCAAGCGGCTTGTAGTTCGTATTGGTACTTCCTAATGGATGATGTAAAGCCTCTAACAGAACAATCGGTAGTAGTCTTATAATCAACCAAGATTATAGATTTCGGATCGCTAGATGGATCTAAGGGGTATCTAAGCACATCAGATTTAACTTTCAGTAATAGATCCTTTTCCCACCAAAAGATCGCTCTTTCAAACGGAGAGTTAAATACTTCT